TAGAAAAAGGAATTATTCGTCAGCCTGGAATACCTTTTAAAATTAATCAAAAATATGTTAGACCAGGATTGTCAAATTTTAAACCTGTTGATGCAGATGGTAATCTATTAAGCCCGTCTACAGCAAATATTCCGATCAACTTTAATGATGTTAATATTAAAGATAGTTTTATATTCGGTGATCATGCACCGGTAGAAACTGCTTGGCGTAAAAGTTCTGAATATCCGTTTGCAATATTGACAAGCTGGGCAATTAACCAAACTAGTAAATTATTAGCGACAGGTTTTGATAGATCAAGACAAACAAGGAATAATGTCGGTCAAATTGTTTATAAATCTACAGGCCATCATATTACTTTAAATGATATTGTATTTCCGAATACAGCTGATGATGATATACAAGTTTTTACATCAGGAATTATTAATTATATTTCCTCTTATATGGCATCTAATGTAACATCTAGTTTTAAGAATTATAATAATAGATTAAAAAGTATAAAAAATAAATTAGCATTAAAAGTAGGTGGATTTACTGATAAAGACAAATTTAAATTAATTTTAGATAGTAGAACTCCTTTAAACAAAGGTAATGTGTTCGTACCCCCTGAAAACTATAAAATATTTTTAAATACTTCTTCGCCTTTAACAACAATACATTATAGTGGTGTTATAGTTGAAAAACAACCATCTGGATTTATTCTAAAAGGATATAACACTGAAGATCCGTACTTTACATATTTTGAACCACTCAGAAAACAAAGTGATCCAGTGATTAACGTAGGCGGAATTAGTGAAGTATTTTCAGTATGGGCGCCGGAGCAAACTTTACTAGAAGGAAAAAATGTTGAATATAATAATGGTTATTATAGAGTACTAGAAACTCATAAAACAACAAGCACATTTGATCCAACAAAACATGCTAAACTTCCTAGACTACCGTTATCTGGAGGACGAGATGCAATCTTTAGTAAGTCTTACGATACAAGTACCGAACTTGTTATCCCGTATGGAACTTTATTAAAAACAACACAAGACGTTGTTGACTTTTTATTAGGATACGGAAAGTGGTTAGAGAGTAAAGGATTTAGATTTGAATATTATGACGGCGAAGAAAAAATTCTTTCTAACTGGGAAACTAGTTCTAAAGAATTTATGTTTTGGACAACGCAAGAATGGGATGCCGGAACACTTATTACTTTAAGTCCATCTGCCGACGAATTAAGATTAGATACTGATTATACTGTTGTAGGAGATGTATTTGGTAGTTTTTATGGTTATTCTATATTAAAAGCTGATGGTAAAAAGCTAAACGAAGAAGACATAAAGATTAACAGACAAGATCCAAATAGCTTTATAATAGAACCAAGAAGATTTGAAGGCATTTATTCAATACAACTTCCATTAGTTCAAAAAGAGCATATTGTGTTAATTGATAATTATACTGTTTTTGGAGATATAATTTATGAACAAACTACAGGCTATCGTCAAGATAGATTACGTGTTTTAGGTTATCGAACTACAGAATGGACAGGTAGTTTAAATATTCCTGGATTTGTGTACGACTCTGCAAAAATTGTAGAATGGGAATCGTGGACTGATTATAATATTGGGGCTGTTGTAAAGTATAAAGAGTTTTATTACTCAGCATTGTCTAAAATTACTGGAACAGAAAATTTTGTAGATAACGAATGGACTCGCTTACCGGAAAAACCATCAGCTGGACTAATAACCAATTTTGAATATAAAATAAATCAATTTGCTGATTTTTATGATTTAGATAGTGATAATTTTGACTTAGAACAACAGCGTCTTGCACAACATTTAATTGGTTACCAAAAACGTCAATATTTAGAAAATATTATTAATGATGATGTAAGTCAATATAAATTTTATCAAGGCATGATTGCTGATAAAGGAACTGAAAACTCATTAACAAAATTGTTTGATGTGTTAGGTAGTTTAGATAAAGAAAGTTTAGAATTTTACGAAGAATGGGCTATTAAAGAAGGTCAATACGGAGCAAGTGACGGATTTGATGAAGTTGAATTTAACTTAGACGAAAAACAATTTAACTTATCTCCACAACCTGTTGAACTAGTAACATCAACTTCTGGAACAGAAACGGACTTAATTTATAGAATCAAACCGTTTGAAGTTTACAAAAAGCCAACAGTATATGACCATAAACCATTTCCTGTAGCCGAAAGTACAAAATTTACAAAAGATGCAGGATATGTAAATCAAGAAGATGTTTTGTATATTGTACCGTCGTTTACAGATGTTCTTACTATACCGTTTGCTGACTTTGATAAAGAAAAATATGTTTGGGTTGGCGACTATAATAACTCTTGGGGAGTATTTAAACATACTATATCTGAAAATATTATTACTAGCATGTCTGGTAATGCCGATGCTGTTTCAGTAGGAAGTGCAGATAAGAATCAGTTTAGTATTACATTAGAAAGAGAACCAAAAGATATTAAAGCTGGTGATGTTATAGGTATTTACGATTTAATTAGTAATATAGAGCATGATATAGAAGACTCTTCCTATCCTATTGATTTCCAAACTACTTCAGATGTACAAGGATTTTTTAAAGTTCTCGATGTAGTTTTGAATACTGTAATAATGGGAACTAGTGAAACTATACAAGACGTTCCGTCTTGTAGAGGTCTTATAACAAAGTTTAAAGAAGTTAGAGTTAAAGACTACGCTGCTGCTAACGACTTAACACAAGAAGGAGTAATGCAAGACGATTATGTTTGGATTGATAACGATGATATTTCTAACTGGAAAGTATTAAAAAATAATCAAGCATATAATTTATTACAAAAAATAACAGCAGACGAGAGCGGCTTAGAAAATGAATTTGGTGATGCATTATCGGTTGATACTAGAAATACTGTATTAGTTGTTGGCTCTCCTAATGCAGGAGACAATGGTAAAGTATTCATTTATACTCGTGGCGGAAATAGTCAAAATTTCCAATTTACACAAGTAATCGAACCTCTTGATAATTTATCAGATGATGGACAAGAATTTGGCCGAGCAGTTGCAGTTTCTCCAGACGGAAAATACATTGTTGTAGGGTCTCCTGCTGCATCTAACGTAAAGACTAGGTTTAGAGGCGAGTACGAGACAACAGCCGATTATCAAAACGGAGAATCGATATTATATAACGATCAAATTTGGGAAGTTGTAGTCGATATTAACGGTGCAAAAGAAAAACTACCATTTACTAGTTTTGGATCTCAAGTAGAACTGTTAATGAAGTATAATATTACTGAAAATCAGTCTACATTCAAAAATTTATTATTAGGTAAATTTCCCTTTACAGATACAGATACAGATCATATATTAGTAAGAGCATTTGCAGATCAATACGAAGCAACTAGTATCGGCGACACAGTATTTTTAGATTGGTATGCAAGGTCAACAACACAGCAATACGACTTAGCATTAACACCTCGAGCACCATTTGAGGGAGAATACCCCTCCGTTACAGAAGAATTCTTAGAAAAAGGATTAGTAATACAAAGAAAAATTGATGCAGTATTATTTGTTCCTACTTTCCAAGATATTCCTGAAATTGGCGATCAAATAGAGTCAACAGGAGTATTTGGATACGTGGCATTTGTTTATACTGACGACGGTGCTGCAACAATTTATGTTGAAAATACTTCAGGAGTATGGGATAGTGCCGGATCAACATATTTAGAAACAGGTGAATATATAGGTGAATATCAAAAATCAGCACCTGATGAAAATATTAACACTACTAACGACTTGGGCGGATACTGGTGGTTTAATTTAGAAACTACAATTCCGTTAATTAGCAATAATAATTTTGATGAAGGAAAACAATTAGCAGTATATAATATTGTTCCAGAAGGAGAAGCTGATCCAGGTGCAGCAGGCGGCAATAGTTACGATCAATATAATGAATACAATATTGAATTTGATAGTCAAAATAAAATTTATAGTTATATAAGGACATTAACATATGAAGGTTTCCCTGGACCACAAGGTGTTCGAGGAGTACAAAGAAGTGATCTATTTGTAGTAAGAGCTCAAAAAACATTAACAGATATATTAAATGTAGTAGAGCCCGGCAGCGACGAAAATGACGATGTTGGATTAACAGTTGTTAATCTTCCTAACTTAATCAACGACACATATATTGATATTTCACCAACAGGGCTACAGTATGCATTTACTAATAAAATGCATAAACTGTATGATGTATGGGACGGTTATATTGAGTTTAATCTAGACGAACCAGACACTAATGGATTTCCTTTTGAACCTAAAGTTGGACAAACTATAACTGATTCGAGTGCCGGCGGCGTTGCAACAGTTGCATTTATACAAAGAAATGGTCTAAAAATGACAGCGTTTGTTAAAAATGTAAGAGGTGCTTGGTCTAAAGGTTCTGAAGCAGGTGATATTGGATTTTTAAGAATGAACAGGATTGCTAACGATCCTGATAACCGCTATAATGTTGATAACCCGGTAGGTGAAATTACAGGCACTTCGTTAGGAGACGAAGACTTAAATATTGGCGGCCTGGTAGTTATAAAGTTAGGCGATTTTATTGACGAAGTTCCAGCCCAGGATTCTGTAATTGGTGCCGAGTATGTATTATACAAAGATCAGGAAATATTAGGTAGAGCAACAACACCTAATATTCCATCGCAGGAAAATCCAGACTGGAGAGCAGTATATAACATTCCTGTTAATATAGAAGGTGAGCCCATACCGGGAAATAATATTGGTATGTATAGCATATATGCTAGAGAAAATATATCAACATTTACGCCCATCGGTTCTTATATTGTACCTGAAAGAACGTCAGGTCTAAGATTGGGTTCTAGCATACAAATTTCTAAGTATAATGATTTTTATCGATTGTTTGTTGGCGCAGCAGGAAACGGCACAAATGACAATTTAGGAAAAATTTATTTTGTAAACAACGGAACATATGCCGATGGGCAATCATTTAATTGGGAACTTTCTAAACATAAAAACTATAGAGGTGAATTTGGCCAAGATAAACAATTTTACATTGACGACATTGTATTTTTAGATGGAAACTTTTATCAAGCACAAACAAACATTCCTCCTGGCAACAACTTTAACAATTTAGACTGGGAAAGAATTGCATTTGACGGGTTGTTCTACACAGGTATTGATTATTTAGGAGTTGTTCCTAACTATACAGACTTTGTTCCAGATAGTGATTCATCACTAAAATTAGATCAAGAAAATTTAATATCATTTGGAAGAACTTTTGATATTGATGATACTGGTGAAGTGCTAGTTACAACAGCCGAATATAGTGTTGAATCAAAAAATAGAATTGTAGTATATAGATCTTTAAACGGTAATTTTGTAAAGAGTCAAGATATAATTGCACCAAACACTACAATGCAGTTTGGCGAGGCAATTAGTATAAGTAGTGACGGGACATTGCTTGCTATTAGCGCACCTTCAGATAGTGACGAAATACAAAACCAAGGATTAATTTATATTTACGAACTACAAAAAGTTGATGACGACTTTGTATTTGTATTAGATACAGATAACGGTATAGGTCAAGTCCTTAGCAGTAGAAATAAAAGAAAAGGCGAGCAATTTGGATCTAATTTACAGTTTGACGGTAAGACTTTATTTGTTTCAGCGTTTAATACAAATAGTGACGATATTACTACGTTCGACGTTTATTCTCAAACATTGAGAGACTATACGTTAGATAAGATAGATCCGTACACTGGAAATAATTATATCGCAAAATATGTAAGTGATGTTAATTCAACTAGAAATACAGAAAGAACATATTTTGATAACGGATTTACATCGTTTAGTAATGAAATTAATGACAATGGTGTAATTTACATTTACGAAAGAGTTGATAATAAACTAATCTATGGTCAAACTATTGATAGTAACGATAAAAATGCAATGTTGTTTGGCAGAAACATTTTTGCTCAACAAAATCATATCTATACTACGATTCCAGAAAATCTAACAGAAGCTGGTAAAAAGGGTGCAATACTTGATTTTAGAAGACCTGAAAATAAAAATATTTGGGAAATACATAGATCTGCAAGTAATGTAGTTAATCTTGATAAGATTAAACGTGTGCTTGTTTATGATAAAGAAAAAAATGAAATTATAACTAATTTAGATTATATTGATCCAATACAAGGTAAAATTGCAGGCCCGGCAGATCAAGAAATTAGTTTTAAAACAATATTTGATCCTGCAATATATAGTGACGTTACAAAAAATGCTCCTACAAGAATTTCAGTTAATAAAACCGAATCATGGGGAGAAGAGCATGTTGGTCGTGTTTGGTGGGATTTAACAAATGCAAAATTTTTAAATGCTTATCAGTCAAATATTATATATCAAACTAATAACTGGAATAAATTATTTGAAAAATCGTCAATTGATATTTACGAATGGGTAGAGTCTACTATATCTCCAGAACAATGGGATACCTTAAGCGACACAGAGGCCGGATTATCAAATTCAATTTCTGGAAAAACAAAATATGGTAATGATGTATTTGTTAAGAAAAGAAAATATGATAAGTTATCAGAAACATTTACGACATATTATTATTACTGGGTTCAAAATAAAACAACAGTTCCTGATGTAGATTTTAGATCTATTAATACAGAAACTATTGCACAATATATTACAGATCCTGCTTCGTTAAGATATAAGTTTGTTACTTTCTTTACTGAAAACAGGTTTGCTTTATGGAATTGTGAAAGTATTATTAAAGAAAAAGATATAGTCCTTAATATACAATATTGGACTTATAGCGATAAAGATTCAAACATACACAATCAGTATCAGATACTAACTGAAGGTTTATCGTCAAGTAAGCCTGGTGTGGATATAGAACGTAAATGGTTTGATAGTTTAGTAGGATATGATAGTAAAGATAGACCAGTACCTAATCCTAATTTAAGTCCAAATCAAAGATACGGAGTATTAAATGTTCCAAGACAAGGGTGGTTTATTAATCGAAGTGAAGCATTAAAACAATTTATTGAAAGAACTAATAATATTTTAAAAGACAATTTAATTGTTGACACTAGAAATATTACAAAACTATTTGATAATGATGCTGAACCTACATTAGCAACTAGAAAATTTGACAGTGTTGTAGATACAATTATTGATTTAGATTTTGTAGGTGTTGCTAGAGCAGTAAGATGTGAACTATCACCTGTAATTGAAAACGGAAAAATTATTCGTGTAGATATTGTAAATCCTGGTAGAGCATATTTAACTACACCGACATTTGAAATTCTTGGCTCGGGATCCGGCGCCGAAATAGAACTAGATATTGATCAGCAAGGAAAAGTTGTTTCGGCAACTGTAATTGACCAAGGAAATAATTATAAAGCCGACACACAAATTATTGTAAGACGATTTACTATTCTTGTAAAAAATGACGACACTATTAGAGGTAAATGGGCACTATACGAAAGAATAATTGAGACAAGGTCGTGGAACAGAAAAGAAAGCCAGGCATTTGATACTTCGTTGTACTGGAATTACCAAGATTGGTATGCTACTGGATATAATGAGTTTACTGAAATTGATCACGTAATTGAAAGACCGTATCAATTACAATCTTTAGACGATAACTTAGGTGATATTGTTAAGATATTAACAATAGGCACTGGAGGCTGGTTATTATTACAAAAAGTTAACACAGAGTATACAACAGATTATACAGTTAACTATAAAACAATAGGTCAGCAAGATGGAACTATTCAATTTAAAGAAGACTTATATAATATTGATCTAAGTCAAGTAGGCTTTGACTCGCAAAGTTATGATACTAAATTCTTTGATAGTCAGCCAATTTCTGAAATTAGAATTATTTTAGAAACTATTAGAGATCAAATTCTTGTTGACGATCTAGCTGACGAATATAACAAACTATTTTTTGCAAGTTTGCGTTATGTATTTGCAGAACAAGGTTATGTTGACTGGGCATTTAAAACTAGCTTTATTAAAGCGCAACACAATGTTGGCGAATTACAACAAAAGATTACCTTCCAAAACGATAATCTTGAAAGTTATCAAGATTACTTAGAAGAAGTAAAACCGTATAAGACAAAACTTAGAGAATATGTTTCAAATTACGATAGACTTGATTCTAGTTCAAGTTCGATTAGCGATTTTGATTTACCACCAACATACAATATAGACGATAATGCTATTGTTCCTAAACCTTTAAGAGTTATTAAAGGATTGCTTGCTGGTGCCGACGAAAGTTTAGAACAGTATCCTAATAAGCATTGGTTAGACAACTATACCTATCAAGTAATTGAAATAGGAATTAGTGATCCAGGTGAAGGATATTTAACAGCGCCAATAATTACAATTGATGGTTCAATAGGAACAGGTGCAACTGCAAAAGCGTCTCTGGGACCGAACGGAAAAGTATCAAATGTTCTAGTAACCAATCCTGGTTCAGGATATGCAACCACTCCAATTGTTACTTTAAACGGAACGTTAGCTGACGGAGGAAGACCAGCAGTACTTTCAGCTAAAATAGGTAACAGTTTAGTTAGAAATCTTCATACAACTATGAAGTTTGATAGAACTACGGGTGCTTTCCTTGTAACTAGATTAAATCAAACTGAATTTTACACAGGAAATAATGCACGTACATCATTTAAGTTAAAATATCCAATGGATATGAGAACTACTACAGTTGAAGTAATTGTAGATGGAGATTTAGCATTGAGCAGTCAGTATTCATACCAAAATGTTACTGACACTGATCAGGGGTATAATAGGTCTTATGGACAAATTGACTTTACTCTACCTCCTGAAGATAATGCAGTAATTGAAATAAATTATTTAAAGAGTGTTACTTTACTTTCTGCTGCTGATAGAATTAGTTTGTTTTATAATCCAACTACGGGACAAATTGGTAACGATATTGCTCAGTTAATGGATGGTGTTGATTACGGCGGCACACAGGTTAAAAGCTATGAATTTGGAGGACCTCCGGGTTGGGATTCAGATACATGGTACGATAATGCATGGGATACATACGACGAGTTTTTTGACGACGAAACAATTAGTACAGATGGTTCTACAACAGTATTTCAGTTAAGTAAACCATTAGCTGACGGAGTTACATATAACGTTTATGTAAACGGTGTGCGTGTTGATGATCCAGGTTACGATGGAACAACATCAATAGATAATCTTGAAAATAAAGATGCATTTATGAGTCCGCTTGTAGGCGACGGTGTAACTGATACATTTACTATAGAAAATTTACAAGCATATCAGTTGCTATTAGAAAGAACTACAAAAGAACAACCTTATACAGACCCTGGATATACAGAAACGATTACAATAAGACGTAGTACTAGTGATGGGTCTAGAGAACAAAATTTAGAGAGTTTTGATACAGCAATTTCCGGTGGTGATATTGCATATACTACTGCTAAAGGTCTAAACGCAGATGAAATAACTATAGACGGTGACGGTTTTGTAACACCGACAACAAGTAAAGGACCAGAAGAGCATGTTCCGGGACAAGTTCTCGACACGCTTGACATTCAAGTTTATGAACGTCCGATTGGAGGATCTAGTTTAATCTATAATAGAAACTATAGAGGTGATGGCTCAACTACACGATTTGACTTAGGTGGTGCGCCGTATAGTATTGACTCATTAATTGTAAAAATAAATAATGTTCCGGTAGTTGACAGGACTGATTATAGAATTGATTATCAATCTAAAGAAATAGTTTTTTATACTGCACCAGCAGATAGAGATAGCATTAGTTTAATTGGTATGGGTCTTGCAGGAGACGACATTAGAGATTATGATGAATTTATAGCAGATGGCGAAACATCAGAATTTCTAACTAACGTAAAATGGACCGAAAATATTAGTGCGTATATAACGGTTAACGGAAAAATACTATCGTTTGAATTATTTGAATCAGATAATTCTTATGATATTTCTGGAAATGTTGTGATTAGATTTGCACAACCTCCAATAGTAAATGCAAGAATACAATTTGCGTTATTTGAAAGTAATGCTATATCGTATAGTCAAGTTACAGTAGAAGATATTAATGCAGATGGTAGTTCGTCAGCATATGAAATTAGCCAAGCACCGTTCAATCAAGAGCCAGTTACTTATTATACAGTAGTTACTGTTGATGGTAAAATTTTAAGTACAGGATATACTGAAGAATTTGAAATATCTGATTCGAGAGAATATAAATTAAAATTATGGCAAGTGCCAATTGGAAGTGTAACAGGTAAGGAAATTGAAGTTTTCTTAAATGGTAGAAGATTAGAATACTTACAGGAATGGACATACGAAGGTGCTACTGCGTTTAATCCTGCAATTCCAGCTGATGGACAAATCGGAAGTACCGTTATACTTAATAGAGGTATAGGAGTTCCAGGCGACGAGTTAAAAGTTTACATTGTATCAGGTGGCGAATACAGATTTGGTTATTTTGAAACAGCAGATGATTCTACTGGACAATTTGTTAGTACAACAAATACAATACACTTTGATGTAATACCTGAAGAAAACTCTTTAATTAGAATTTATCAATTTAGTAATCATGATTCTCTAGACATTGATCGTATTAGATATGATGCTGTAGAGAGAACACAAATGACTGTTGGCACCGAAGGATATTCAGAAGCACGTAGAACAAGAAACGGTCTTATTAAATTACGTTCACCTGCGGTATCAACTGCGTATGTATGGGTAGCAATAAATGGTGAATGGTTAACCCCAACATCAGATTATATTTTGTTAGAAAATAAAGAATATATTAAAATTACTTTAGATGTAAATGAAGGCGATAAACTAGATTTAATACATTTCAGTAATCCACCGTTATCTACAAAATATGGTTGGAGACAGTTTAAAGATATGATGAATAGAAATCATTATAAGAGATTAGGTGATGATAGGACTTATAAACTGTCAACAGATTTAAACTTTTATGATAGAGTTATTGTATTAGACGATGCTACAGATTTACCAATACCAGAACTTGGCAGTAGAACACCAGGCATTGTGTTTATTGGCGGAGAACGTATTGAATTCTTTAGAAGAGATGGAAATGAATTAAAACAGTTACGTAGAGGAACACTTGGAACTGGAATTAAAGCCATTCATGAAGTTGGAACACAAGTTTTAAATCAGAGCCCAGACAGTACAGTTCCGTATAAAGATGAAACTCAGGTTGTAAATGTTAAATCTGGTGTTTATAAAGATATGTCTACTGTTTATGAAAATAGTTTAGGGCTATCATTTGAGAGCATAAAATATAACTTTAATAACAATACAGTATTTCCTCTAGGAACTCAAGTAGCAACTGTAACCGGAACTGGTATTAGACCTACTATTAAAGCATTTGTGCAAGATATAGAATGTGAAACTACATATGTTAGTGAAACTGAATTTACGTTTATAACTCCTGCACTTCCAGTAGGTGCATATGATTTAGTAATGTATAATGATGTAGAAACAGATCCTATTTTGATACCTGCAACAAGTTATGTTGAATCTAAAGTAATGAAGTATGTGCAAATACTATTACCGTTTGCACCTCTTCCTAACCCAAAAACTGAGACTGGATGGTATAAAGAACAAACAGAAATTCCCGTAAGTGAAATTATTCCTGGAAGAGGCTATATTATTTCTAAACTAGGCGATACAAATTGGAATTCAATTGGAGCAACTAGTAGCGTGGGTGCAGAATTTACAGCATCATCAGTTGGGTCAGGAACTGGAACAGTGTTGGACTTTTCAAGTATACCATATGAATACTGGGAGGGAATGGATATAGACGTATTCATAAGTGGACGAAGATTGCGTAAAAATCCTACAACAGAATGGGATCACGAAGTTGGACAAGATAGTCCAGACGGTGATAAAACTAGAGAAGCAGAATTTGCTGTGAATAAAGCAGTAGGTGCGTATGTTAGGTTAACAGATGCACCGCCACCAAACGTTTCAATTACAATTGAAAAGCGTATTGGTGAAATATGGAACGAAATTGACGAACGACCAACTGGTGCATTTAAATATAACTTTGATGAAACTAAATCGTATGTTGCTACCGACGTAGTGTTTTATAATGGCGATTATTACGAAGCCTTAACTGATGTTAGTTCGTCAGAGTTTAGTTTAAATAATTGGAAAAAAGTAGCTGAAAGAAATCCACTAGGAAAATCTAATACAGAAGTATCTAATTTCTTACGTGGAAAGACAATTAATCTACCGCGATAAATACATTGACAGGATATAAAAATGGCAGATAAATTTAACGAACAAAATGGAATCCTTTTAGAAGGACATATTAAAATTCATGATCCAACTAGTGGCGAAGTGCTTATTAATAAGCGTAATGCTATACACTATGAAAACATGAGTATTTCTCTTGCTGAAAGTTTAGCTAATGCAGGAGAAGGATGGATACATGAAATGTCCTTTGGAAATGGAGGAACTAGTATTGATCCAACAGGAATCATTACGTATTTGACTCCTAATAGTACTGGAACAAACGCAGATTTGTATAATCAAACATTTTCAAAAGTGGTTGATGATAGAAGTGTTAATAATATTGATCCTGTCCGCAATAAATTAGAAACACGTCACGTAAGCGGTACTAACTATACAGACATTTTAGTAACTTGTTTGCTAGATTATGGAGAGCCCGACGGTCAAGATGCCTTTGATACAGCAACTAACGCAGAAAGTTTATATGTATTTGACGAATTAGGTTTAAAAGCATATAGCACTGATGGAAATTCAAGATTGTTAACACATGTTATTTTCCATCCAATACAAAAATCGCTAAACAGATTAATACAAATTGATTATACTGTAAGGGTGCAAAGTTTAACAGGTTTGACTGGAGGATAATAAATGGCTTATACTATTTCATATACAGACGAACCGAACAAAGGTACTATTACAATTGAAGACGGTACTATCAATACAGAAACTAGTCTCCGTATTCCTGGACGTAATACTACAGCGTACGGTGCTGTTATTGCCGAAAACTTTTTACACTTATTAGAAAACTTTGCAGATACAACTCAACCTGCATCACCTACAGAAGGCCAGCTTTGGTATGATACTACGTTAGGTGCTGAGCAATTAAAAGTTTACGATGGAACTAACTGGGTTCCAGCAAGTGGTATTACAAAACAAATTAATACTCCGGCATCTGCACAAGATGGTGATTTATGGGTTGATACAGACAATCAGCAGTTATACTTATTTACAGGCGGCGGCTGGATTCTAGTTGGGCCACAGTTTAGTGAAGGTTTAGTAACAGGCACAACCGCGACACAAATTGTAGGTACAGATAACCAACCGTATACTGTTTTGCAAACAGAAGTTGCTTCAGAAGTTGTTGCAATATTTTCTAACAATACATCATTTTCGCCAAAGGCGAGAATTGCAGGATTTGACGTAATTAATCCTGGATTAAACTTAATTAATAAAGATACTTCAGGCGACAATCTAAGTAACTTTAAGTTCTACGGTACAGCTGAAAAAGCAGAAAACTTAATTGTAGGAACAGAAGTTGTACAAGCAGCAGATTTTATAAGAGGTGATACAACTAGTACAACTAGTTTTCCATTAAACGTACAAAATAACCAAGGTATTAATTACGGTGTTAATGCAGAGTTAACAGTTGGTGTTGAAGGAAACGCAGGTATTATACAACATAATATTGGTGGATCTAACATCGACATTCGTGTAAGAAGCCAAGATTCGACTAAAACAATTATGCGTTTAGATAGTGGACTAAAAGTTGGTATTAATAACGAAGCCCCAGACAAAGAACTTGACGTAACTGGCGATATACAGTCTAGTGGTTCAGTTATAATTAACGGAACTACTGAAAGTACAGTATTTAATAATGGTGCTTTGTCTGTAAAAGGTGGCGCAGGAATAGCAAGGAATGTTAACATTGGCGGCGACTTAAAAGTTTCAGGATTAGTTACTACTGCTAATTTAGTACCAGATAGTGACGTAACTAGAGATGCAGGCTCGCCTACAAAACAATTTAGAAACATTTATGCAGGTACATTTATTGGAGATGTGTCAGGTAACGTAACAGGTACAATTACAGGACGAGCTACTGGAGCTGACCAATTAACTTCTCAAACAACATTTGCCATTACAGGTGATGTAGAATCTGTTGTAGATGTAGTTTTTGACGGAAAATTCCAAGATACAAACTTTGACAATGGCGTTACAACACAAGAAGATGAAGAAGGTAATGAAATCCAAGTTGCGTTGCCAAGAGGTGAACAACCGTTAAGAAAAGTATTACGTACTGAAATTAGTAATGCTTTTATTACATCTAAACCTCCGGTATTTAGTGCTATTGGAAAAGACGAGTTAATTGTTAATATTGTTGAAAATTCGCAAGGTTTAAGAAAAATTTCAAAAGATGACTTTCTTAAGTCAGTACCTGTTAACCCTCCTGGTGTAATTGTTCCGTATGGTGGAGAAACTGCACCTTCTGGTTGGTTGTTATGTGACGGCTCGGCATACGATAAAGAACTATTCAAAGAACTTTTTACAGCAATTGACTATAGATTTGCTCCTAGAAGTAGTGTAGCACCGGGATTTTTTAGAGTACCGGATATGCGTGGTAGAATGCCACTAGGTGCTGATAACATGGGAGGCACAAGTGCCGGAGTTGTTACAGCAGAAGCAGCAGATACTGTTGGTACTAAGGACGGTGAAGAAACTAAAATAATTGGTATTTCAAATCTACCGCAACACGAACATACCCTTAGAGATTATGATAACAATCAGTTCTATGCAGTACGTGATATTTCAGCACAGCCAACACAAAGTTCAGGTGCTGGCACTATTACTATAGCCGGCAATAATACATACCAAGTTATTGAAACAAGTGGCAGAGTTGCTAATGAAACATTATCGGCACCATTTAACATTATGCCACCAACTGTAACTGTTAACTATATTATTTACACAGGAAGATCAGAATAATGGCATACAGACTTAATAAAACAAACGGAGAACTATTAGTTGAGCTAGTTGACGGTCAAATTGATACTACATCAACAGACATAACACTTGTTGGTAGAAACTATAAAGGATTTGGTGAGTTTTTAAATGAAAACTATATCAAACTACTAGAAAATTTTGCTAAAACTAGTTCACCTGGAGCTCCGTTAACAGGACAATTATGGTATGACACTGGAGAAGAAAGACTAAAAATATATACAGGCGAAACTTTTAAAAGTGCAGGCGGTCCTGTTGTAAGTAATGTGCAACCTAATCTTGTTTTAGGAGATTTATGGATTGATAGTGAAAATAATAAACTATATTTCTTTGATGGTTCGGAATTAATATTAGTAGGACCAAACTACGATGCTGCCCAAGGCAAAACAGGGTATGAAGCAGTAACAGTTATTGACAGCAACTCGCAAGACCAAACAGTTTTATTCTTTTATATTGCAGGCGCTCTTACAGGAATATTATCAAAAGCAACATTTAGACCTTTGGTTAACATCGTAGGATATCCTGTAGATCCGGATGATTTAAGTACACCTCGTAGGCAGATTATACGACAAGGATTTAATCCAGTTAGTGAAGATTATTGGTTTAGAGGAACAGCACAAAGTACAAGATCTCTAATTTCAGATGCAAGTGAAGAATTTACCGAAGCAAACTTTATGAAAACTGACAGAGACACTAGTACTACTGGTAGTTTAGCAATTAAAGATCCTGCTGGCAAAGGCTTAACAATCTATTCACAAGACAAAGAAACTTTAGGTATTGCAATAAACGGAACTGTTAGTACTATTGAAACTAGACGTTCTAATACTGACATTTCAATAAACACTAAACAAGAAAACGCAGATAGTATTGCATTTTATGCATCTGGATCGCTACAGCGTGTAGGAATTTACACTAATCAACCTTCTGTAGAACTTGATGTTAATGGTAGTGGCCGTTATACAGGTGATTTAGAAGTTGAAGGAAATTTATTAGTTACAGGAGATACTACATATCTTAATGTTTCTACATTGAGGGTTGAAGATAAGAACATTGAACTTGGATTACTAAATGATAGTACCCAGGGCAACGATGCACAAATTGACGGTGCAGGTATTATTGTTAGATCCTCCGACGGTAGTAAAGATTTTACATGGCAAGTAGAAACAGGATCTTGGACATCTAATCAAAGTATTGATCTTACCGCAGGAAAATCATTTAAAATAGCAGACATTACGACACTAAGTTCGAACAGATTACATGACACTGTTATATATGCTGAAGGTTTAATTAGTATTGGTACATTACAACAGTTATCAGTTAACGGAAATGTATCAATAAAAGACAATCTTTCTGTTAGTGGTGCTTTAAATATTACAAGTACTGGCACAATCACTATAAATAATCAAAATGTTTCTGGTGTACTTGATCCAGTTACAGATTTAGATGTAGCAAATAAAAGATATGTAGATACACAAATAGATAACGAACCAGTTGTGTTAAGTTTAGACTTAACTGGATTATCTAATCCTGTTGCATCTTTTGCATCAAATGGTCCTTATATCGATGTTAAAAATATTTTAGACTTTATGTATCCAGCCTCTGAAAAAGAAGAAGGAACAGTCGCTAGAGTATATGGAACATCGTATTCAAATACTGTTGTTACAGGTATTGATGTATCGGCAGCAACTAACAAGTCTTATGTTTCAGTAATTGTTGATCCAGAAGACAGCACAACACCGCAACTTGAATCGGTTGTACAGGATATTGCATTTTCTCCTGTATCTGGTGTTGCTAACTTTACGCCTGACAGGGCACAAATAGAATTTATTGTTAACTCAGGAGTATGGCAATGGGTACGTACAACAGTAGTTTCGTAAACGCGGATAAATACAATATCGCACTTAGGGGTTTATAAATGGCATATACAATTGACAAATACAATAACACACAGCTAACAGTTATTGAAGATGGTACTATTGATCAAACTACTGATCTTAAATTAGTAGGTAAAAATTATGCTGGATACGGTGAAATACAGAACGAAAACTTTGTTTTCTTATTAGAAAATTTTGCAGGTTCGGCAGCACCTTCCAGAGCATTGCAAGGTCAAATTTGGTTTGATACAGATAATAGTAAATTAAAATTTTACGACGGATTCCAATGGAGAACATCAGGCGGCGCTGAAGTTAATAACAGTGTACCTGCAGGATTAAAAGTTGGTGATTTTTGGTGGGATAGCGGCAACGAGCAGCTTTATACATATAATGGAACAGATTTTGTACTTATTGGACCCCAAAGTGCAGGATCGGGACAAACACAGATTACTAGCCGTTCAGTGCGAGATACAGGCGGTACTAGCAGAGGTATTATTACAGCAGTTGTAAACGACGAAGTAGTATTTACAATTAGCTCTCAAGATTTTACCATTGACACAACAGACGTTGACTCTAATATTCCTGGCTTTGATAGAATACACCAAGGACTTACATTAAAGAATACATTAAACAGTAATGGCGGTGTAACTTCAGGAGCAGTTGGTCAAGGATTTAGACTATGGGGAACATCATCTAACTCTGAAAAACTTGGCGGTTTTCCTGCTTCGGATTATATTACTACACAAAATGCTGATTTTGGACAATTAGCAACATTTTCAGACCTTGGTTTAGAAGTTGGTATATCCGGCGATTTAAAACTTTACATACAATACGATAATCAAGGTGTTATTGAAAATAACATCGGAACACAGTTAGTATTTAAAGCTAAAGATATTAATGGTGTAACAAAGAACCCAATGCGAATACTTGCTAATGCAGTTATTCCTGGTTACACTATTGCTACAGAAAACAATCCAACTCCAGACAGATTCTTATCAACCTTAGGTACTGTTGATTATCCTTGGGCAGAAGTACATTCAGATTCCTTTAAAGGAACAGCTGATGTTGCTACTTCATTAGAATATACTGCTGCAAATAATGGGATTGCTTCTGGTAGCGAAACTGTTTCAGCAGGAACTGTTGTTATTAGAACAGTTGCTGCCGAAGAACTACAAAATGGTCAAATTATCGATGCTGGATCAATAAAAGCAGCATATTTTGTAGGTACAGCAACACAAGCACAATATGCTGACTTAGCTGAAGTATATTCTACTAACGAAAATCATCCAGTAGGAACAGTTATGATAATCGGAACACAAGAAGATTATGAAGCTGAACCTTCACAAATGGGAGGCATACCTGTAGGTGTTATATCAGAAAATCCTGCTTACTTAATGAATGCTGAAGCAGAAGGTCAACCACTTGCACTTAAAGGTCGTGTTCCTGTTCGTGTAGTTGGAACAGTTAAAAAAGGCGATGCAATTTATGCAGGCGATGACGGCTGCGGAACTACTGTAGCTACTTTTGGTTTTGTAGGAATTGCACTTGAGTCTAACGATACTGATTCGGAAAAATTAGTCGAGTGTGTTTTAAAAGTATAAATACTAGCACATAATAGGATATACGTAAGTAATGGCAATAGCAAGCAATTCAGAAATTACCGCCGCAAATTATAATACTTTGCAAAACAGAGTTGCAAATATACTCGGAGCTGGCACCGGACAATTAGGTTACGGACAAGATACTAGTAGTAGTTTAGTTACTACTACTTCAATAATAACAGCAGATCATCTTCGAAAGTTAAAAGATGACATAAACAAAATTTATGTACATCAATTTGGCAGCCTTTCAAATTTAGAAGTTATTGATCCAACAGATATTATAGGTGCAGACGCAGTTGACGGAGACCCTTTAAAAGGGTGGACTGAATATGTTTCTGTTATTAATAATATTGAAGACGATCCTGATCGAATTGACGGGACACAATTTACTATAGAAACGGGCATTTCAAGTACTAGAACTAGTCCGTGGAACGGTATGCCAGTTCATAGTTTTACTGTAACGTTTACTGATGAAACACATAGACGTGCATTTTTTAATGCCGGCGGCGAAATATGGATGTCAGGTTCTGTTGCTGGTGACAACACCGAAAAAGGACAGAATTGGACAGATATGTTGTCAAATATGGGGACAATTAAATTTGGAAAAAACAGCACCACTAAAGATAGTGGCGGAGGCCAAGTTTATGCAATAGGTAACTATCAGCTTACTTTATCTTATCAACAAATATATTTTAGGCAAGGAAACGGCGATGCCTATAACGAAAATCGAATATTCATTTATGCAAAAGAAACTAGTAATAGATCTATACAATTTAGATTAGAATTTTCCGATGCTGATGTAGGCGACCCTAATATTGACGAATTAGTTTATGGAACACTTGACAGTCAAGTTCAACAACGCAGACCTACAGGAAGTTATGTATCTATAGCATCACCGTCATATTCTAATCAATCTGATCTTGGCACTGGTTCGTAAAAGAGGACTAGTATGACAATATCTAAAGGAAGTTTAGTTGCTGCAAATGACTTCAACGGTCTAATACTAGATGTTGTTGATGTACTGGGTAACGGATCTGGATCTACTGGATACGGATATGAAGTTCCTAGTTATAATTCAATTGTTAATTCCTTTACATACGCAGACGTCCAGTTTGTTGGCAGTTCTCTAGATTTAAATAGTAACGAAATTTCTATCAGTGGTCATGGTTTAGTAAACGGTGATTTAGTAAAGTATGAAGCAGATGGCGGAACTGTAATCGGAGGCTTAGTAGACCAAAAGCATTACTTTGTTTATAGAGTTGGTGCAGGATCGTTAAAACTTGCTAATGCACCATCAAATTTAACTGGAACTATTGTAGATTTAACTAGTACAGGATCAGGGTTTCAACGCCTTAGAAAAGTTACTGGCAATCTTATTGATAATCTTAATTGGAATACATTAAGAACTGACGTTAATAGATGTTCACAGCATCAAAGTAATACCTCAGCTTTACCTGATACATTTAACCAGTCAGCTGATTATATAGTTGGTGCAGACGCATCTGGACCTAGTGTTACCTACAATAGCGGCACTGATTCATTTAGTATTGATAGTCCAAACAACAATTTAGGTGCTAAGGATTGGCAAACTGCGATTGGCAGTATTGAAAGCAATATACATAGCGTACACAGTAATCATATTGAACTAAAAGGCGAAAGGACTCTACTTTCTTCTGTTAATAGAACACAACAATGGGGTGGCTCCGGACAGATTCAAACTATTAGTTTTGAATGTTATGCAAGATTTGATGGCGGATATGATACTACGGATGTAAATGGCGCGACTACTGCTTCGGGCTTTGATCATTTTAGACACTATTTTAATGCTGGCGGCGAAATTAGATTTAGTGCATACTTAACCGGTGGCAGTTTGAAAGACAGTGATTGGGGAACAATGCTACAGAATATGGGAGATGTTGTCCTTACTAGAACATCTACAACTGCTGCTAGTGGAAGACCTAGAAATGGCAATAATGATGTAGATCCTAACGATGGCGGCGGCATTGATAATGCACTAGGAGCATTTGGATTAAATTCATCTTATCAAATCATTTACCAAAGAGAAGGCGGCGAAGAAGATGCTGACTACTACGAAAATACAGTAAGAGTGTATGCTAAAAAAATAAATTCTGATGCTAACGGATACACCCGTGTGTACTTTTTTGCTCAGTTTTTTGATGGCTCTAGAGCAGATCCAGAAGGACCTAATGATCTAGGACAAAATAAAAACGACGGATATGGCGTACAATACGGCGATGACGGTGTTGATCCCCCTGGCGATCCAATAGACGAACCAGTACTTACGGGCAATGCCAGTATGCTCTGCGGACTTCACTTAAAAGTTCCTAACGGATCTGCTATTGATTTTGATAATAATACTAGACGCCCTAAGGGATTAGTTACTCGAGATTTGAACGATCCTCTAAACTCCTAATTCATTTAATACTTGACTTTGCTTACATTATGTTATATAATATAGTGTAGGAGGTTCTTATGGACGAACGATTAGAAAAAGCGTTGGAATTTTCCAACTATATGGTTACACTTAATAATCAGCGTAGAATTATTAAAGAAAAATTCTTAGAAAATTGTGTACACTATTTAAATGGCGGAAAATTTTCTGTAACTAGAGAATTAATTAATTTTTGTCACATGCTAGTACAAACAGGACAAGAAGATACTGTCTTAATTGACGACAATGATATGCCAGTAAAAATTGATAATATAGAAGATTTTTTAACTGAATTATTAGACATTTATTTTACAACTAGTAACGAGTACTTAAATCAATATACAGAAATAAAGAAAAATAGAACTGTCAAAGGATTAGTTGATTTATGAGTAAAGGTGTTTTATTATTTGCACAAAACAATGCTAGTATTGATTATATTAAACAAGCAATTTTTTGTGCAAAAAAAATTAAACAACATCTAAATTTATCTGTTGCTCTTGCTACAGACAATAAGTCGTATCTTGAAAAAACATACCCGTTTTATAAAAAATATATAGAACATGTTATAGAAACAAAACCATATTCTACAAAACAGCGTAGAAATTTTAAAGATGGTACTATGTCTGCTAGGGAACTAGAATGGAAAAATCATAATAGGGGAACTTGTTACGAACTATCACCATTTAACGAAACTATAGTTATGGATACTGATTTTATCATTGGGAATGATACATTATTACAATGTTTTAACACAAGTGAAAATTTTCTTATACACCGAAATGTTACTGATGTTAACATGGATAGGCCCGACGAACATAGATTTAATAAGATATCAGATAGATCTATCGATATGTATTGGGCTACTTTATTTTATTTTAAGAAAAGTAAAGATACTAAATCGTTTTTTGATTTAATTGAACACATTAGAGAAAATTGGAATTTTTATCGTTTAATATATCAAATACCTAGAGCAAATTTTAGAAATGATTTTGCATTTAGTATAGCAATTCACATTTTAAACGGATTTCAGAGATCAAATTGGCCAAGACCAATGCCTGGAAATATGTGGTTAACAACAGATTCAGATATATTATTAAAAACAGAAGATGATAGTTATACTTTTTTACTTGATAAAAAAGAATGGTTAGGACAATATCACGTCGGAAAAGTTAATGATGTAAATGTTCATATTATGAATAAATTTAGTTTAAATAGAGCAATAGATAAGGACTTTGAAAATGAGTAAAGGATTTTGTTTATTAGCACAGAATAATGATAAGACTAATTATATTAGACAAGCATATGCATTAGCACTTAGTCTGCACAAGTATAATAAAGATCAAAAAATTAGTTTAATTACTAACGACACAGTCCCAAAAGAATGGCAAAGCGTGTTTGATCAAATTATTCCTATTCCTTGGTCAGATGATGCAAAAGATAGCACCTGGAAAATTAACAACAGATGGAAACTATATCATGCAAGTCCTTATAATGAAACTATTGCTCTAGAAGCTGACATGCTTGTTTTAAGTGATATTACGCACTGGTGGGAAGAATTAAAAAAACGAGAATTATTTTTCGTTAGTAATGTTAGAACATATAGAGATGAATTGGTAACTAGTAGATTTTATAGAAAAACATTTGATGCAAATAATTTGCCAAACTTGTATAGTGCTTTACACTACTTTAAAAAGGGCGACAAAGCAAAAGAGTTCTACACCTTGCTTGAGATGGTAGTAAATAATTGGCAACTATTCTATGGAAAGTATGCTTCGCATGAGTATCAAAAATGGTGTAGCATAGATGTTTCTTGTGCATTAACTAGTAAAATATTAGGTAACGAAAAAGAGATAACTGATCCTAATAGTTATATAACATTTACACATATGAAAACCCGAGCACAAAAGTGGTCAAGGGTTCCTGAAAAATGGACAAAAGTTATAGGACAGTACTATCGAAACGATGATACATTATTGTTAGGGAATTATTTGCAAAAAGGTGTGTTACATTATGTAGAAGATAACTTCTTAACAGACGATTTAATCAAAAGGTTAGAATTATGTGGGAAATGAACTTTTATATAAACTTTAAAGAAGATACAGGAGAAATTTGGAAAGTTACTAACTCGTTTGATAACTCTACCCCTAGTATAGAAATCGAAGGAGACGAATACAAACTCTGGTCGTCGGGAACAAAAAAAATGAAGGATTATACTGTTGTTCCTGTAGTTAACGGAAATGATGTAAAATACGAAATAAAAACAAAACATAAAGACTTTTCTGCATTTGATGTTGACAATAGTATTCATAGATTGGCAAAAGTTGCTGAGTATAATGATAATAACGCAGTATTAATAATGCAAAATAATAATAACTGGGTAGTATATTTAACAGAAGGTATGCAACGATTATTATCGTCAACATCATATTATAAAGAGCAAGTAATACGATTTTATATAACTGAAGAAAATAATCCAAATATTTTATTAGATACATTAGAAATTCCTATGTGGAAAATATTGTACGGTGAAAGATATGTTGTTGAAGATTATAAAAAAGAGGTTGCTCAGAGAAGTGATATTAGTGTATACTGTGCTAAAGTATTTGAAAACTATATTCACATAGTGGAGCCTAAATGAACATAAAAATTGCAGAACAAGACATTGTGTTTTTGTCGTATGACGAACCTAATGCAGAAAAGAATTACGCAGACTTGTGTCAGAAAGTACCATGGGCAAAACGTGTACATGGCGTAGAAGGATCGGATGCTGCACACAAGGCTTGTGCAGATATTTCAGAAACAGAATATTTTGTAACAGTAGATGCAGACAATATTGTCAACCCTACGTTTCTTAATGTCGAAGTTGACTACGAAAGTTTAGGGCTAACAGCAGATCATGTGTTTAGCTGGTGTGGAAAATTACATGTTAACGGACTAATGTACGGCAACGGCGGACTTAAAATGTGGACACGTAAATTTGTACATAATATGAAAACACATGAACACTCAGAAGAAGGAGACGAACGTGGCAAAGTTGAATTCTGTTTCGACGACAAGTATTACCAGTTTAACGAGAACTATAGCGTATCTTATACTAATGCGACACCTTGGCAGGCTTGGAGGGCTGGCTTTAGGGAAGGTGTCAAGATGTCTTTGGATCAAGGAGCCAAAGTAGATGATCTGCGTAAAGTATGGTGGCAAAACTACCAACGATTGCTTATTTGGAGTCAAGTGGGTGCTGATGTAGATAATGGTATGTGGAGCATACTAGGCGCTAGACAAGGTTGCTATATGACTAATTGTACAGATTGGGACTACGCTAATGTGCGTGACTTTGAATGGCTAAACAACTTTTGGGAAAGTGATGTAAAAGATTTAAACCCAGAAAGTGAAGCAGAACGTTTGGGGTTTGAAATACTTAAAGGCACCGGAGTTGATATTTCTACAAAACCGTTAGATACTGATCAAAGTAAATTCTTTAAAACAGTATATCAAAATACTCCGAGAATTATAAAGCGAGCTAAATGAGTAACGAGCAACGTATAAAAGTATTAGAAGAAAAGCGTGAGAAAATTAACAATGTAAGTTGTAGTTTTTGTACAGCCAAGTGGCTACAAACTACACTTATGCTCCAGAATGGTTATAATCATAGTTGCCATCATCCCGCCCCTCATAAAATTCCTTTAAAAGAAATTGAAGCAGATCCTGCTGCATTACACAACAGTCAATACAAAAAAGAACAGCGTCTTAAAATGATTATGGGCGAACGCCCTAGCGAATGTAGCTATTGTTGGAAGATTGAAGATCTAGGTAAAGACTACTTTAGTGATAGACATTACAAAACTAGTGATACATGGGCCTGGGATAGATTTGAAGAAATTGCAATGAGTGATCCGGGTGAAAATGTTTATCCTAGTTACTTAGAAGTAAGTTTTTCAAATGCTTGTAACTTTGCATGTGCATACTGCTCTCCTGAGATTAGCTCAAAGTGGATGGAAGACGTAAAACAAAACGGACCTTATCCTACTAAGCATGGCGCTCATCATTTAGACTATCTAGAAAAAACAGGCAAAATGCCTATACCTCAAAGAGAGCATAATCCTTATGTTGAAGCATTTTGGAAATGGTTCCCTGATGCATTAAAACATTTAAAAGTGTTGCGCATTACCGGCGGCGAACCCACAATGTCCAAAGATACTTGGAAATTGTTAGATTACTTAATAGAAAATCCACGACAAGGATTGGATGTTGCTATTAATACCAATGCGTGTGTTGAAGATAAGTTAATTAATAAACTTATTGAAAAAGTCAACGCACTAGCAACGGTCGGAGTAAAGGTTGATATATACTCAAGTTTAGAGAGTACAGGCAAACAGGCAGAATATGCAAGAGACGGATTGAATTATAATAATTGGAAAAGTAATGTACGTAAATTTTTAGATTTGACAGAGTCTAATGTAGCAATTATGACAACAATTAATATTTTAAGTTTACCTTCCTTTACAGACTTCATTATGGAAGTAATGGATTTAAGATCAGAATACAATAAAAGTTTTGAAGTTAACAGAGTGCCGCTAAGTGTTAACACAATGCATTGGCCGCCGCATTTACAGTGTACATTATTAGATAAAGACGAACGAGTAAAGTTTGCTAATACTATAGAAGAATTGTGTAAATCCTGGTTAAAATACTATACTAAAGAAAAGTATGCAAGAATTTACTTAGAAGAATTTGATCAAATACAACGCTTTTGTGATTATCTACGTACAACAGAACCAGCAGTAGAGCATAGACAGGACTTTGTAAGATACATACAAGCATATGATAAACGTAGAAATAAAAGTTTTTCGGATACTTTTTTACGGTTTAAAGATTTGTTAGAGGAATGGAATGGCTAAGAAAAAAGATGAATCTCTACAACAGTATAGAGATAGAGTACTAGACAGTAAAAGTAAAAGTTTTTGCGGAGCAAAGTGGTTCAATGCAACTACCTGGCTAGGTAGTGGCACTACGGCCAGTTGCCATCACCCACCGGCACATAAGATTCCAGTAATTGAAGTAGAAGAAGACTACACTGCTATTCATAATACTAAGCACAAAAAAGAAATGCGCCGTATGATGCAAACAGGCGAGCGTCCAGCCGAGTGTGAATACTGTTGGAAAATGGAAGACATGAAGAAAGATGCTGTAAGTGACAGAACTTTTAAAAGCATTATTTACTCAGATGAAGAATTACAACGTGCATACGAAATGGATCATAATGAAAGTGTCAATCTAAAAACATTTGAAATTGCATTTGATAGAACTTGTAATCTTGCATGTTCGTATTGTAATGCTTCTTTCTCAACTACTTGGGCTAAAGACATTAAAAAGAACGGTGAATATACTAATCTTGTAAGCGATGGTGCAGGTGCGTTTAGACAAGATGGATCGTGGACTCAACCATATAAAGATGATGAGAATAATCCCTATATTCAAGCATTTTGGAAATGGTGGGATAATGGGCTTGCAGATAGTTTAGAAGAATTGCGTGTTACTGGCGGCGAACCCCTTATGAGCGGAAATACTTGGAAATTGTTTGACTGGTTTAACGCACAGGAAACAAATATGCGATTTGCTATCAATAGTAATTTAATTGCTAAAGATGATATTATTGACAAACTGATTGCTAAAACTCAAGGCATGAAACACTTTGATTTGTATACTAGTTGCGAAGCAACCGGCGCACAAGCAGAGTACATTCGAGACGGACTAGATTACGAACAATGGCTTACTAATATTAAACGTATGTTAACAGAAGGTAATTGTAATAATATTAATATTATGATGACTATTAATAGTTTGTGCTTGTTTAGTATTACAGATTTCTTAGACGAAGTTTATAAACTAAAAGAACTTACACAAAGTAGAACACCTACAGTAAGTTTAAACCTATTACGTTTTCCTAGTTTCCAAAGTCCATTAGCATTGCCTAATCATATTAAGGATTATTGTCATGAAAAATTAAGTACTTGGTGGGAAGAACACAAAGGCGATATAGGCTGGCACGAATTTGAAAAGGCAAGTATCGAACGGTTAATAGATTACTTAGTAACTGTAGATGCTCCGCATAGACGTACAAGCAATCCTACTACGCTATGGCGTGATTTTAAAACTTTTTATGCACAGTATGATGTTCGTAGAAACAAAAGTATCTATGTTTTTCCAAAAATACTTACAGATTGGGTAGACAGTATTCCTGATACAGATGCAAGCATTATGGAACTTGCTGAAAAAGAAGGTTGGATTTTAAAACCTGACAATAAAAATATAGATGAACCACTAGCAACTTATGATTGATATTGTTAATCTTTACTACGATAAACTTATCGATAAAAGTATACCAGTTCCAAATGGTACATTAAGTTATAATTTTAAAAAAAAACTTAAAGTTGCTTTTGTATCTGATAGAGATAGGAATTATGCTTTAAATAAAACAACTGAGTTTTTTAATACTATGAAAGCAGTTGGGGTTGAAATAAATCTTTATACTGGAAAGCGCCAAGTTCCTAATCTATTTTATCCGATAGAATTTACAGGTAATTTAAAACATAATATTCTAATAGATATTCCAGAAAAAAGTATTGCTAGAATACGAAAAGGTAAAATGAAGATGTTGTTTTTAATACAGCAGTTATCTCCTGATTACGTTTATATGGAAAGTATCAAAAATAAACTAGAAGAAGAGCTAAAAACTTATAATATTCCTAAACATAATGTATATGTTATTACAAGTGAATTATCTGGTGCCTGGAAAAAGTTTTTTGGAGATATAAAAATATTTGGAATAGATTGGTGGCAAATCTCTCATCAATTAACAGCTAAAAGTAGATATCATGGAGAAGATTTTTATTGGGTGAACATGCACAGTAAAAATAAATTAGTTAACCATGAAACTGAAAATTTTAATGTACACACTTGGAATAGCCCGCCGGCATTGTTTAACTCCCTTACCGGATTTTTAAATATACATAACATAGCATTTGTAAGTGATGTAATAGCAAACAATTTAGACCAGTACGGTTTAGTTAGCTATAATATTTTTAATGAACGCACAAACTATCAAGTTGATAAAAATAATATTAACTTAATTTATAAGTATTGGACTCCAGAGTACAAGCAGAAAAAATATAAAGCAATTGATAAAGTTATAGAAAGTAAAAATGTAATAGATTATGATTATAATAAGTTTGGCAAAGATACTTTAAGATTTGATAAAACTATCTTTGAAAATACATTGTTTACAGTAACAAGTGAAAAGTTTTGCTCGTCAACACAATCTAATTACCCCGAAGAAGCAACTGCATTATACTTAACTGAAGCAGTGTGGAAAATGATCGCAATAGGGCATCCTTTTATGGTTATTGGTAGTATGGGTGTGTGGAATTACTTAAACAATCAAGGGTATTTTGGATATCACGATTTGTTCGATCAGAAGTATGATCGTGTAAGTACTTTGTATAGAAAGATTGAATTAATATGCGATAACATTAGAAAGTTATCAACTTTATCATTAGATAATATTAATGGCAAGATAGAAGACGTTAAACCATTTTTAATACATAACAAAGGAACATTTTATATGGCTAGACATAGTAGTAAGTTTTATAATTTGTTTAAAGAGATGAAATATGAGTAATGATTTAAAACATAGTCCTAATTTTTGTGTAGCGCCTTGGATGCATCTACATGTTATTAATGACGGACGTTCATTTGCTTGCTGTCAAACACCGTTGCGTGATGAAAACAGCTTTGGAAATGTTAAAACACAAACCTTAAACGAAGTAGTAAATAGTGACGTTGCTAAGAAAATGCGTAAGGATATGTTAGATAATAAACCGCTACCTAGCGCATGTCAACGTTGTGTCGCTAAGGAAGATACTAATTTAAACACTATGCGAACTGGGTTAAATAACAAATGGTACGATGATACAAAGGATTTAATTGCTAGTACAAAAGATGACGGCACCATACCATCAGTAGAACTAAAGTACTGGGATTTTAGATTTAGTAATTATTGTAATTTAGCGTGTACTACATGTTCGCCTCTTTTTAGTACTCAATGGGCAAAGGATCATAAAAAATTATATCCTAGTCACGACAAATATCCTACTACACTAATAGATTTGAAAGAAGCAAATGTGTTCTGGGAAGACATTGAAGAAAATCTTGGTACTATGAAAGAAATACACTTTGCTGGAGGCGAACCATTAATTATGCCCGAGCATTGGCGTATTCTTAATATGCTTGATGAAAAACAAATGCACGATATTGATTTAAGATATAGTACTAACGGAACAACACTAGGAAATAAAAACCAAGATATATTATCTATTTGGAAGAAATTTAAATATGTTCATTTAAGTTTAAGCATTGACGGAGTAGAAAATGCATTTGAACACATTCGTTATAAAGGAAAATGGAAAGAAGTTTTAGAAAATCTAAAAAAGATCAGGCATAGCGGTGTTGATTACTGGATGCATCCTACTGTAAGTATACTTAATATTTTTAGATTAACAGAAATGCACAACTTGTTACACAAAGAAGATTTACTGCCTTTGGAGCGTGTGCATAAAGATAGGGCATTTAACTTAAATAATTATTGGGTAGACAGATTCCATATTAATCCTTTATTTACTCCAGACTACTATTGTATTACTTCTTTGCCTCCTGCACTAAAAGAAAGAGCAGCTGAAAAAATATTTAAATACGGAAAACAATTAGAAAAAGACACAGGTATACCTTTTCAGGGATGGCATAATATAATTGAGTTTATGTATAGAGAAGATACTAGTCATTTATTTGAAGACTTTAAAAGAAAATCAAATCAATTAGATTCTATTAGAGGAACAAACGTATTTGAACTTAATCCGGAATTAAAAGATGTACTTTAAAAATAAAAAAATGCGGAACGACAACATACAATTAACAGACGAAGAACTTAATACATATATGTTAACGGCTCCTGTTAGTGCAAAAACAGTAAATGATTTGTTTCCGTATGGAAAATATTATAAAGATACATGGGACGAACATGCAGAAGGCAAAGATCATATTTTAATTTCGTCTACTAATCAAGTAGAGGAAAAGGTAGTAGGCGAAGATGATTGGAAATACTATATTAACAAGTATAATTTTAGAGGAAAATGGAACTTAAACAGCAAAAAACCTATGGCTGGATTTTTTGGATGTAGTTTTACATTTGGTGAAGGCATTGCAGAAGAAGAAACGTTTGCTGATATAGTATCTTACAAGTGTGGATTAAACGGATTAAATTTTGGAATTGGCGGTTCATCACTAGATAGAGTTGCTAGGACATTTGCCGCCGCAGCAAATGTATTAGATTTAGAATATGCAATTTTTACTTTACCTGCATGGAGACGCAGGATGCATATTAACGAACACGGACAAATAATTAATTTAATTCCTCAATGGCCTCATGAAAATTATAAAAAGATTAGTAAGCAATTGACTGAGCTAGACGACGAATTTTATGTTACGTCGTCAATATCAACAGTTGAATGGATAGTAAGTGTTGCTAAGTTACATAATATAAAAATAATATTAAGTTCGTGGGATTATCCCTTAACAGGTGTATTAAAGAAAATGTATCCTGACATAACTATAGACCCATTTCCAAATATAGACGATAAATGTGCTAGAGATGGAATGCATCCGGGTACTAAATCACAAGCAGCACATGCAAGACAAATAACGAGGATGTTTAATGATAAATCTTGGGTTTCGAAAGTTAAATGGTGATATAAGATATATTACTATAGAGCCGGACAATACTAACATAGCAACCATTTGGTTAAAGCAACTAGACAAGTTGTTATCTACCCACGGACCAAAAATCTTTCAGAAAAACTTTAGTTTGCTAGGATTTCATAATTCTAACAGAACAGTAGAACATATATGCAACGACTTAGATCGAAGTGTACAAAAAATAAATGATTCGGGTGCTTATAATATATCTGAAGATTTTACTTCTCTTAGAACAATGTACAATCAAGAATTATTAAATGTATTACATCATCATTTTGAAACAACACAAGGACAACTTTGGTCTCCTGGATCTGTATTAGCAAATTCGTCTGGAGAAGTTAGAAATGCCATTTGTTTTCTTAATCATTGTTGTCATGAATTAGAAGCATGGTATGATACTGAAGAAAATAAAAAACACAACTGGACCAACGGTTACTTCTACTATAATCTATTAGGAGTAACTGATAGAGTAGAAATACCCTTAGAAGAAAAAGCAAATTTTACTCGCACTATGACAGATGGTATGGTATACTTGCATTATGCACAAACAGGTAAGACTTGGTACGAAGCATATCTAGATGGTGATGATATAGTTGAAGATGCAGGTATATCAGAACATAGGGTTATTACAGGAGAGTTTAATTGCTACTTTGGTAATGGTTTTGAATTACCAATGGATGACAAGTTTACTGCTTGGTTAGAAGCTAGAGGAGTAGATCCTAAAGACGAGCAGTTAGCACTAGGATTTGCACCTGTTGGAAAAATAATTAATATGACAGGTACAGAAGCTCAAGATTTTTTTAAAGAATATACTGATTTTTATAGTATAGAATATAAAGATAATGCTATTAAATATACCTATAAGCATAATGACGCTGAATATTTAACTTTATTAGAGAATATGTGGAGTAAGTGGAGTGGCTAACGAAAAGGCAAGATTAAAACGCCTCTTCAAACAACGGTATAACTCTAAGACAGAGTCATGGGCTGTTGCTAACAACATGTTTTGGAAGTATATCGGAAAAAGAGATAAACTAGGTATTGCAGAAATCTCTAAAGATGAATTATTTGTTGATAGGTATTTTCTAAGAAATCAAGTATTGTATACAAAAAATTTCTTCGAACACGGAATTCACATGAACACAGATAACTTTATGGACACTTTGTATATTGATCCAACGTATGAAAGTTGGAGAAGTTCGGTTGAATCATATATTAAAACAGTTTGGATAACTAATGACCTTCTCGAAGAAGGAGATTTTCAAAGTCCAATGGGTGCTTATTGGAATCCTTTCAATGAAAGATGGAGAATACACCCTGGCGGTATCAGACAAGTTATTGCTTATTTGTTTTGTAAAGATAAAATAACATGTGTAACATTTAATTCTGGTAGAAAAATAAAATATAAAAAAGTTTTTAATTCTATGGAAGACATGTATAAGTATTTTGGTCATAAAAATATAAATCTTGATATAACACAATTAAAAAACCTTTATATTCCTAATGTTCATTTTAACCAAAATGTTCTTAAGACAACTATTAATGACTGGCATAAGTTAGTAAAAGAATTTTATTCAACTACTGAAATAACCGGAAACTTTGATATAACATCTTTAGGATATTCTCCTAGTTTGTTAACTAATAAAAAGCGTAAAATAAATGTAGAAGTAGAAACAGAAGATTTACAAACTGTTTTAAGAGTTTGGATGTTGCTACCTACACAAAGAAATTTTGATAATTACGGGATAAAAATAAGTGAGGGATAAAAGATTTAGAATTGACTCCAGAAATAGAATATGGAGTAAAAAATCTAATAATATAAATTTAGGTTTAGCTAATATTCAAAAGAGTGAAATTAATTTTCATAGAGTTAACGATTTAAAAAATTGGATAAAAGATTTTTTTAATAACGGTTATTGGGAAAATAGTGTAAGGAACTATTGTAAATGTGTTTGGCTAACAAATGATTATTTAAAAAAACAGTCGTTTGATAATCCTATAGGATTGTTTTCAGTACCGAACGAATTGCTATGGCAAGTTCATCCAGGGTTAGGACGTTCGATAATTTTGTATCATTTTGGAGAAGATATAATTCCTGCATTAGTTTATAATGCTGATTGTCGAAAAGTAAAGTTTAATAAAATTTTTAAAAATGCAAATGATATAGATAACTATTTTAATAAAAGTAATATACGTATAGAAATTAATAATCAAGTAGGCAATACTGAAGTACCTCATGTTCATATTGATAGTAATTTAGTAGAACCTAAAGTAGTTGAAATGAAATTACAAATTGAAAAATTTTTTAAAGAAACACATATAGATGCGAATTTTGATATGAAGGAATATGGATATAATTTTAAAGTTACTCATCCTAAATCATCCATAAAAGTTAGTGTCGAAAGTAAAGAATCTATAGATAAAGCATTTTTACTCATGCCTCTTTACAAAAATTTTGAAAATTATGGAGTAAAAATTGAGTGTACCTGATTTAGAACGTGCAGTAGTCGAAGTATTCGGCGGCTGTAATTACAAATGTCAAATGTGTCCACAGACTACCGGAAGAGGTAAAGAGTGGACTCGCAAGATGCCATTTGAAATGTTTGAAAACATTTTAGATCAATTACCAGGTAACCCTGTAATTAACTTAGAAGGTTCGGGTGAGCCTACTATGGCAAAGGACTTGCCACGTTACATTGAAGCATGTACTAAGCGTGGCTTGCCTAGTTTTATGTACAGCAACGGAAGTTTCTTTAGCGGACACTTTATGCAGGACTGTATTGATGCAGGACTTAGCTTTGCAAGATTTAGCTGTATTGGTTATAACAAAGACAAGTACAAAGAATGGATGGCAGTAGATAATTTTGAATTATTAAAGACAAATATTATCAAATCAAAAGAGTATATTAAAGAAACAAACAGCAAGTGTATAATTAGCAGTTATCATTTAATACTTGATAATAATCAAGTTGAGTACGAAGTAGATCAATATAGAAACAATTTCATAGGTCCTACCGGAACTATTGGTTACATATGGAAAATGCATAATTGGAGCGGCAACTACCAACCGTTATATGTACGTGATCCTAGTAAGCGTAGAACATGTGGACGTCCTTTTGCTCCAGAAATTACAATACGCTCAGGCGGCATTGCAGGATTAAAAGGTGCTGTAACTCCGTGTTGTCAAACAATGGGTCCTCCGAATGAAAGCAAAAGTGTGTTAGGACATATACAAAATCAAACCGTAGAAGATATTTGGTACGGAGACGAGTATAACAAACTTCGCAAGGCACACGAGCTAGGAGATTTTGATAGTATAGATTATTGCAAGGATTGTGATTTTTTATACGAGGATCCCGAAGTATTAGTGTGGTCTAATGACAAAACAGCTACACCGGATCATATGCTAGGCACTAATTTTAGTTTAAAAGATTATATGGTTGACAAATAGGATATAAGGTGTTATAGTATTAAAATGTATGATATTGTCTTTATCAGTTATGGCGAAAAATATGCCGAAGATAACTGGAACTTACTAAAAAACAGATACCCTACAGCAAAGCGTGTAGCTAATGTAAAAGGAATTCATCAAGCACATATTAAAGCGGCAAAGAAATGCTTTACTAAAATGTTTTGGGTTGTAGATGCAGATGCACAGTTAGTTGATGATTTTAACTTTGATTATGAAGTTGACAGTTATAACTTAGAAACTGTACATGTTTGGCGTAGTATTAATCCAGTTAATGGTTTAAAATATGGTTATGGAGGCGTAAAACTTCTTCCCCGTAAACTTACAATTAATATGGACACAAATAAACCTGATATGACTACAAGTATATCAGATAAGTTTTGTGCAGTAGACAAAATTGCAAATGTTACTGCATTTAATACAAGTGAATTTGAAACATGGAAAAGTGCATTTAGAGAATGTGCTAAATTAGCAAGTAAAACTATTGATAGACAAAATGAGGATGAAACAAATGAAAGACTTAAAATCTGGACTACTGTCGGCAATGGAGACTTTGGTAGAGATGCGATACGAGGTGCTAATGCTGGTATGGAGTTTGGCATTTCTAACAGCGATAATCTTCAATTAATTAACGACTTCGATTGGTTATATGAACAATTTTCAAAACATACCCTGGGATAATATTACTGAGTTTGGCCAGAAAACCCTCCTAAAGAGCCATCTTTTCACGGTTTCGTGGATCCTGGCTAGATTTTGTAATTATAACTGCTCTTATTGCTG